CTACCAGGTCGTGTAGATCAGCTCCCGCCGCTGCACCGCCTGCCGCCCGATGGTGTATCGGATTGGCACCACCCGGTCCCTGAACTGGCCGAACACCTCCCGCATGGCCGGGTGGTCGTTGATCGTCAGGATGGCAGATCCACGCAGCCCAGCCATCTGACGCGCCAGCTCCTGGTACTGCTCCATCCCAAAGGGAGCGCCATACCCCTCGGTCTCCCAGTACGGTGGATCCAGGAAGAACAGGGTGTCGGCGGCATCGTACTTGGTCATGCACTGCTGCCAGGCCAGGTGTTCGACGGTGACCTTGTGGAGCCGAAGGTGCGCAGCGCTCAGATCCTCTTCGATGCGCAGCAGATTGAGGCCCTTACCGCCCCGGCCGAAGCCTGGGGTCTGGCCAGTCGCCTTGCCACCCCAAGCCAGTCGCTGCAGGTAGTAGAAGCGCGCAGCTCTCTGGATATCCGTAAGGGTGTCGGGGTGCTGGAGCTGGCACCAGCGGAACATTTCCCGGCTCGTCAGCGCCCACTTGAACTGCCGAACGAACTCCTCAAGGTGGTTGGCTACCACCCGGTACAGGCGCACCAGCTCACCGTGACAGTCATTCAACACCTCGGCCTTGGCCGGCTCTCTGGCGAACAGAAGAGCGGCACCGCCGGCGAAGGCCTCGACGTAGGTGCGATGGGGGGTCTCGGCCACCAGGGGCAGCAGGTGGGGCAGCAGGCGGGTCTTCCCGCCCGGCCAGGGGAACAGCGTGGTCGTCTTCATTCTCAGCCTCTGCGATGGGTCTGGGCGAGGCTTGTCTCCCCCGCGCGGGGAGCAGGGCCTCGGCCAATTGCACGCGGGCTGTACGCGTGTGTTGCGGCGCCAGGCTGGCAGTTCCAGCTGCCAACCTGGCGCCCTGTTCTAGTTCGTACGGATGCCCGGCAAGGACATGCTGGTGGCGCCCTCTGGCGATGTCGGCGGCACAGGCCAGCCGCAGTCAGGGAACCCCGCCTTCTGCGGCAGATCACGAAGCTGTTGGCGATAGACCGCCCATGCCAGCTTGGCGTCAGAATCCAGCGGACTGTCAGGTGCCTGGGTCCAATCACATCCACGAAGGAGTATGGTGCGCTGCCCCCGTGCCTGCGCGAGCCGAATTGTTGCCAGCAGTGACGCCGGGATCTCGCCGACCTCGCGCTCCCCAGCTACAAGCGGCGCGCCCTTGCTGATGGCCCGGTAACCGCGATCTGTGATTGCGAAAGCTTCCATCTTGATGCTCTCAGCGTTCATAGGTGTATGCCATTACACGAACGTAGGCCCCCGTTCCGGACGACGGCGTCTGGCTCAGCCGGTAGCTGATGCTCTGATTCGCGTCGACCGGGTGCCCATCCATCCGGCTCACTGAGACCTGGGTGGAGGATTCTGTGTACCCAAGGAAGTTGCCGTTGGAAAGGACTGGGTCGGGCATCTCCGAGTTACCGGTGAACAGCGCAGCGCCAGCCGCGTCCAAGCTGATGATGAGCGCGGCAGCGGCGGCCGTCGTAGGTACCGCCGCGCCGAGGCTGACGTTCGTAGTGGTGGTCGACACTCCAGCGTTGAGCGACAACGGTCGGATCCCGAGATAGACGACGGCGCCAGCTGCTGGGATATGTTTGAACTTGGCGATGACGCCGCCCGCATCGGTCCGGAAGCTGCCGACATACCGTCGCGAAGCAGCGCCCGTCTTGGCGCGGGCGGTTCCGCTGTAAGGAGCGGCCGGAGCATCCGTAACGGCCTCGATCGCCGGCGTCGACCCGTTGAGGTACAGATAGAGGTGGTACCAGGTGTTCGCCGCAAGCGTCAGACCGCTGAGGGTCAGGGCGCTGGGCACCTCGATTGCCTGCTGCAGCGACGGGATCCAGGCGCTGCCGCTGGAAACGCGGATGGAAGCAGGCCCCACATACTCCATGCGCAGGCCAAGGATGTGGCCGGCCATCGTCCACAGGCCGGCCCCGGCCGCTACCGAGGCCGCACTGGCGGCGGCGAGCTGGGAGAGTTTGACGTCAGGCATTGGGGTTACTCCAGGATGATCGGGTCGCCGGCTTCCGTGACGATGCGGTCGCCCGCCTCGGTCACCAGCTGCGCGCGGTAGAGGAAGGTGTGTTGCAGGCGCTGCCAGCTGGTGAATCCGGCTCGGACAGCCTCGATTTCCACGCGCAGCGTCTTGCCGCCACTGCCGACCGGCGGCAGATAGCTGTCGGTAGTGGCCGTGATGCCGGCCTGCTCACGCACAAGGTTGTCCTGCAGGTACCAGCGGGCGGTGTAGGTGGTGCCTGGCTCCGGGCCAATGCTGGACTGCTCGGAGTCGACGAGCTGGTCAGCCTGTAGGAGGCGATCACGATGCGACCAGGCAGCCACCACGGTGCCGCCACTGCCCCACGCCTCGGCCGGGTATGCGTCGCCATTGATACGCAGACGGCCGGGCGGGTATGGGCGGACGTGGCGCCGGCGCATCGTCAATGCGATCGCCGTGGCCAGGTCCGGGTTCAGTTCACCCTGGCTGGTGCGGGTGATCAGCTTTGCCTCGGGCGCTTCGTTGGCCAGATACTCGCGACCATCGAAACCGACGTACTCATCGGTGAACCACACCCGCGCACCCACCGCGTGCTGTACTGGCACGGTGTCGACGCACCCACGGGCCACGGTCAGCGTCGCGGCCACCGGGTCAATCGACACCACTCGGACCAGTTCGTCATCGATCAGCGCTTCACTGCCGACCTCAACGGCGTCCAGGCTAACTCCAGCGGCCAGCGCGATCGCAGTCGGCTCGCTCTTGGCAGGCATTGCGGTCGTGAGCAGACCGGTGGGGGCGAAGTCAGCCGTACCGGCTTCGGTGAATGCAGCATTGCCCAGGCGGGTCTGCAGGGTGTAGCCGAACGCCACCGAGGACGGCCGCACGCCGATCGAGGTCAGGTAGCCGACGTCTGGCGACAAGGCAGAAAGATCCGGCGCACCAAGCGTGGTGGCCAGGTCACGATAGCTCGCCTCCTGCAGGCGCTGCACCGTGACCGGTTTGGGCTTGGTATCCGGCTCGACCCAGGCGCTGTCAGAGGGCTGGATGTAACTGGCAGCCGCCATGCCTGCAACGTCCTGGCCAACGGTCAGCACCACGGCCGTTTCGGTCTGCGTGCCTTCGTCGACGTCCAGGATGCGCACCGGCATGCGGGCCACGCCGCGCCGTGGCCACGACAGGGCACGCACCTGGCCGCGTTCGAAGGGGCCAGCATCGCGCCGCACCCGGATCTTCACCCTGCAGGGCAGGCTGCTCACCGCCGCCACCTCGCGCGCCGCGACGCGGGCGGCGAGCGTGGCGTTCCACAGGCCCGGATAGTTCTTTCGGCTGCTGACCACCCGGCCCTGGGCCTGCACGCTGGCGAGATTCTGATAGGTGACCGCAGCATCCTTGTTGGTGGCGATATCGCGATAGACCACCGTGATCTCGTTGACGCTGTTCTCCAGCATCGGCTGCTGCCACTCCATCATCTCGATGATCTGGCCAGGACCGATCTCTGCCAGAGTGGCCGGGTCATAGTCCGGCCGCACCAGCACCAGCTTGGTCAGACCTGTCACCGGATCTTCAATGCGCATGCCGCCGATGTGGTCGCATACCATGTCCATGAACTCACCGGCGGGCACCGACCTGGACCACTTCAGGCACAAGCCAAGACCTTCATCCTTGAGCACCTGCGCGGCGGCAAGGAAGCTGGCTTCGTCAATCACCTCGATCGGGTGCCCCATACCCTCAGTGCGGACCTGGTAGATGATGTGGGCCGGGTTCATGCCTTCATCGATCTGCACCAGGCCACCCTGCCATAGGCCCTTCTTCCAGCCAGCGCGCCAGCGCGAAACCTTCTTGGTCCAGTTCTTGATGTAGGGGTTCATGGCCGACACCTGGCCGTTGAACACACTTGTGAACAGCCCCCGAGCCGCCGGCCACGGCCCAGGCACCAGCGACTGCAGGTAGGCGCTGGGCATCTGTGTAGGTTCGCCCATGCGCACCTCCAGCTTGCCGACGATCCCGCCTTCACCCTTGTCGCCGCCAAACACTTCGGGAGCAAGAATCGTGATGGTTCGCGAGGAGGTAATCGGCCCCGTGGCCGGCACCGTGAGCGGCACGTTGATGCCGAAAATTTTGGTCCAGGCGGTCTGCACGTTGCCGTCCCACACCATCCGATCGCCGACGCGGATCTCCCGCAAGGCGTCGACCGGCCCGAGGCACTCGCCAAAGTAGATGCCCATGTAATAGCGGTAGCCGACGGTCTGCTTCTTGCCACTACCCACGGCCGGCCTCCTCGCGTGCTATCAGAGCCAGTCGCTGGGCGAAGGCATCGTCCAGAGCCTCGAACTGCTCGGCAGGCAGGCCTTCGTCCAGGAATTGACGGAGATCCAGTCCATGCCGGCCCATCCAGGTGCGGATGCCGGCAGCGCACAGCACGCCGTTACCCTCGCCGAGCTTTGCGGCGCGAGCATGGTCAACAGTGACCAGGACAGGGCGATTCATCACTTCTTGCCGCCCTTGACCTTGATCGGCGTGGTGCGCAGATCCCCGTAGAACAGCACGTTGGGATCGTCGATCCAGTTCGTGCCGAAAACCATTGCGCACTCGCGACCGTCCTCTGCCGTGGGCACGTTGAAATCCTCCAGCGATGCCGGCTTCGGGACTGTAGGTTTTGGGCGCATCACGTAGCTGACGATCAGCGCCACAATCATTACGATGATTTGGACCCACATGGGAGGCTCCTCAGAAGATGGGGTCAGGGCCGAAAGGGTTTTTCTTCGGGATCGTGTGTTGGCCGCCGAAGTTGAGCGAGTTATTGAACTTTTCGTGGCACACCGATAGCGCGTGGCCGCAACCGGGATAGGCCGAAACAAGTTCGCCGGCAGCAAGCGGCGCAGCGGTCAGCAGGGTCAGTACTGGACCTACATGACCGACGACAAAACGGTACTCAGTGGCAGTGCCCCTTTTCCACTTGATGAAGCCGCCCACAAACCAGCCATCCGGCTTGGTAGCAAAGGCATTGGAAGTGACCGTCTGCGTGGATGCAGCAGACAACACGCCGTCGATCCGGAAGGCCTCTGCATTGAGCCCACAATCTTCGTCGAACAGTGCAAAGGGGCACGGCCCTTGCCAGCAGCGGCGCAGGCCATTGGTGGCAGCTGCGCCGATGTTGCTCTGGCAGGTCAGCACCAGGTCGTTCTGACGTTCGTTGAAGTCGCTCAACACGCCATTCCACGTGTCGCGGATGACGCCATCGCTCTTGCGCACCCTGCGCCAACGCACCGTGATCCGTTCGGTCGGTGCGAACGGACGAAGCACCGATGCCAGGGGCAGCGACAGTGGTACCGTCAACTCCAGATTCGACCGGGCCTCCTGCGCCGACTGCCCCAGGCGGCTGCGCTTGATGGCCACGGGGCTGAACTGCTGCGAATCGTAGACTTCTGTGCTGTCGCTGGAGGTGTAGCGCCAGCGCTGAGATCCGCGGCCGAACTCGTACAGCTCCACGTGGCGGGAAAACAGGCTCACGGCTCACTCTCCTCGGCACCGATGCCGGCGAAGGACACCCGACAGCGGGCCAGGCCCTCGCCATCAGTTTCATGGGACAGCTCGACGGTGTCAGAGCTGAGGCGGGCCAGCACCATCCAACTGATCAAGCGGATGGCTGCAGGCTGCAGGGCGATACCGTGCGGCACGTCCAACTGCAGGAACTCACGCTGGGCATCGAGTTCGGTGGCCTGGACCAACTGGCGGTACAACACCTGGCCATTGAACAGTTCGATGCGCAAATGTCGGCGGCCGGGCTGCGCGCGGCCGAAGCGAGACACGCCGGCCCATGCCACCACGATGCCTCCGGAGGTGGCCAAGGCCGGCTCGATCAGCTCCAGGTCGTCGGCCCAGGACGGCAGCCACAGCGCGGACGCGCGACCCTGCAGCCAGTACAGGAGGCTGCGCAGGTTGGCCTGCTCGGTGCGGCCCCACGTCTGCCAGGCATGGGACTGCACTGGCCAAGCCCTTCCCGTGAAGTCATCGATCGCTACCGGACCGATGTCCCCATCGATCACCACCAACTGCCGGCCGAATTCTGCGGTCGGCGATTGGTCCAGGTCAGGCCGCTGCTCAAGTACAGGTCGACCGCGATAGGTGGACGCCGGCGCGACTGCTGGCCAGTCGCAAGTTTCCACGGCCGTCAGCCGCACGGTGGAGCGCACAGCCTGGTCGGTCAGGCGCTCGAGGCTGGGTGTTTCTGCGAGGCGCGCTGTCCTGCAGGGCAACACCCGCGTGCCAGGCGCCCAGGCGTTGGCCGTAGGCCGAGCCAGCTGCAGGGTGTTGCCGGTGATGGCCGCCACCTCGACCAGTTCGTAGGTGGTGACGTTTTGCCACAGCATCGCCAGGCCGCCCTGCCGATAGTCCCGCTGTGTGGCGCCCGGTACCGGGATGGACTGCACGCCCAGCGCAAGGCGCGACTGCAGCCAGGACACGTCATTCCAGATGGGCAGTGCCCACGTGCGGGCCGACCAGTCGAACAGGGCGTGTTCCAGCACCTGGCGCTCGCGGCGATCGGCCAGGACGCTGAATTCCCAGGAGCGTCGCGGGGAGCCGCGAAGGGGGAAACGCGCCTCACCACCGCTGGCGGCCTGCTGAACGTCGGTTGCCCACGCCAGAGTCTCCGACACCGGCCGGGACCAATCTGGCGGCAGCATCCACGCCGACATGCGATTGCCGGTGATTGTGACCGTGCGGCTGCCCAAGGCCACGAAGTCGTAGGACAGCGTGGCCGCGATGACGGGCGGCCCCTCGGTAGTGATCGACAGCTGCCACCTGCGCAGCTGCAGCGGCGCGAACGTCAGCGGCGGCGTGCCTGGCCCCACCAGTTCGACACCCTCGCCATTCTCCAGCACCACCGAGGCCAAGGTCTGCGGCTGCAGGTAGGCGTTCCAGACCTGCACAAATCGCACCTGGTTGGTCACCAGATTGCCGAGGTCAATGCGCAGCGGCAGGATGTGGATTCGGTGGTACCAGTCATCGAAGGAGGTACGCAGCGCGGGACCGGCCGAGCGCTGTTCGGGTTCGACAATGGTGGCCTCACGCGCCGGGCCCGCAAGCACGCGAGCGCCAGCAAGCGCGCCACGAAATGGCACTGGAATCCGCGTGCGCGCGATGTCCAGGTTCCGGCTTCGCCAGTTCGGCCCCGCGCTGATCGAGGTGGAAAGGAGAAGCGCCATCAGGACTTCCGGACTGCCCAGCCATAGGCGTTGCTTGCCGGAGGCTGGTTCGAACCGCTGGCCATCGTCAGCTTGCGAACCCAAGGGAAGACAACCCAGGTCTCAGCACCGATCGTGATCTCCTGTTCGGGCTCCAGCTTCTCCAGGTAGCAGGCCCGCAGCCCGATCACCTCGCCGATCGGCGACAGGTTGGGGGTGGTTCCAGCTCGCCGGACCCACAGCTGGATCGGGTGAAGGATGCTTCTACCGGAGAAGAAGTTCTCGTCGGCATTGCCCAGCGCACGCCCCAGCCAAAGGTGGTCTAGCGTGACGTCGTTGGACGAGCCCTGGTAGCTGGGTCCGACACCGCTACCGGCCTGGCCCTCGGTGCCGAGCGAGCCACCGTAGGTGTTACAGATCATGTGATAGCTGTTGCTACGACCATCCTCGACGGAGTCGGCCCGCACCTGTCCGCATCCGAGCCCATTGGTGTTGTATCCGAACAGCACCACCGTGGGAGTGCTGGTGCTGATCACACCACTGGAGCTGCCGTTCAGTGGCCAGTACGTGCCATCCACATAGGTGCCGCCATCGTAGGCGCCGGCCTTGGCAAGAACTCCGAACGCATGATGGCGGTACTCGCCGGCAGTGGCCTGGGCGATGGCGACGTGGATCGCGGTGCCGTTGGCGAACAGCTTCACACGCGGGAACGGACCGACCAGGTCGCGGGTCGACACAGCACGGGGAGACTGCAGCGGCTGCGAATTGGGATCGAGCGTGCCGTTGTACCCAATCGAGACGCGCGACTGCAGGCTCAGCTGGTCGGTATTGAACAGGTGGACGTAGTCGGAAGCGCCGGGGATGCGAACGGTAGCTGTCCGATTGGCCCCGGCCAGGTTGTTACGTTCAACGGTCCAGCCATTGGCTTGCGCAAACTGCACGATCAGGTCGATCAGGGTCTGCACATTGGAAACGTTGCTGAACTCGGCGTAGGCCATCTCTACTTCACTCCAGGGAAAACGCGGCGAACTCGCCAGAACCAGTGCGGTACACGTTGGGCACCACCAGATGGTCCACACCGCCCACGGTTGCCACTTGCTCCGCCGTTGCACCGAATGACGGGGTGTAGAAGACGCCGTCGAAGCTGCCGTAGAACTGACCCTTCTCGGGCATCTGGCTGTAGGGAGCGCCTCGGTCGGACAGACTGGCGCCCCATGCAAAACCCGCCAATTGCCCGCGTTGCACCCAGCGCTGCCCATCCAGACAGTTGCGCACGTTTTGGTTGCAGATGGCCTTTGCCCACGGCAGCGTCATGCGCCCTGTCGCCTGAGAGCCGCCCAGCGAGAGGTTGCGGATCGGAACCCAAGCCTGCATCGGAGAGAAGAGGTACGCCTGGCTACGGCTTGTGTTGTCGACGCCGTCGGCGTTGGGGCTCCAGAAGTTGGAGTGCTCATAGGTATCCGAGGAAGCCAGGTAGTTCCTCTCCAGGCACGATCCACCAATGAAGAGCGGGTAACTCCAGTCGGCTGGAAGATGGTCGGTCAAGATGAAGCCAGCGTAGACGGCGTCATAACGACCGTTGATTCGCGTGATGACCTTGAAGCAACGGCCGTTTGCGACGAACCAGTACTTGATCGGCGAGTTGACGCCCAGCAACGCCACCGGATTCGAATTGGAGCCAGGAGGATCCAAGCGCGGCTGCGCCGGGTTGTAGCCGGTATGACCGAAGATCGCCATGTTGTAGTAAGCGCTGGCGGGCACCACCCACGCCTGCAGAGACACGTAGATCTCATCCTCGCCCGCCAGACCTCGGCCCTTCAGTGACACAAAATCGTTGGCCGCGATCGGACCGCTGGCCACGCCACCCACCACCTGCCATTGCTGGTTCGCCGCCACCAGGGCGGCATTGGTGGTCAGGAAGTCCCGCAGGCGGGCCATGAGGTCGGTGATGTTGGCTGCAGTGTCGGTTGCCCAGGCCATGTTCAGAGTCCCAATACTTGGCGGATCGCCGCAGAGTTGCGGTTGATCTTGTTGATGATGGTTCTGTCGCTGCCTGGATCGTCGATGTAGTCCTCGAACAGACCCGGCGATACCTGATTGATCAGGCGTATACCCAGCTGAGTAGGCGAGCCGGTCGGAGCCGCCGCCACTGTGTTGAACACTGGCGAGCGCTGCAGCGAGGGCATCTGGCTGACCAGACCGCCGTCAGCAAAGGCATAGGCACCCCATCGCCGGACGGCATCCATCCCGATGGCGTTGAAGGCATGCAGGAATGCGAGTGCACCGGGCTGAGAAACAACCTTGGCCCGGGCTACGAATTCACCGTTGGAGAGCCAGGCAGGAATGCTGTCACTGGTACTTGTACCTGCACCCCAAATGGGACCACCCTGCGCTCTACTGACGGGAGTAGGCGTACCCACACTGACCGTGCCGGTGTTGCTGGCCGCACCAGCAATACTACCGACCATACTGACAACGGCCTTGGCATTGTTGGCCGCGGCCAGTGCGATGGCGGCTTGCTTGAGTTGGACTGCGGCTGCAGACAGAGCCCCTGCACCGGTGATCAGACCGCCGCCGGCGCCCGCCAAGGCCGAGGCACTACTGGTCACGGCACTTGCACCGGCGGTGACAACACCACCAGCAGAGGACAAGGCCGCGGCCGACGCCTGCGTTGCGGTCGCCGCAGCCACCTCGGTACCGACCTCGGCGCCCTTGTCGAACAGCTTTCCAGTCAGGGTGGACGCCAGCTTGGCCGACAGCTCATCGGCCACATACCCAGCCAGGCCACTGGCGATGGACTGGAAGAAGCTGCGCACGATCTCGCCCAGGGTGGCATTGCCATTGGCCAGCGACATGAGGGCATCACGGAATGCGCTCTGGAACGTGGTGCGCACGTTCTGCTGCAGCAGGTTGGTGGTGGCGGCCATCTCCTTGAGCTTGACGGCCATCTGCTCGGCAGCCTGCAGCGCTTCGGGGTTCTTCAGCGCCTCGGCGGTGGCGCGCATGCGATCGGGAAGATCGCCCAGGGCGGTCAGCTGCTGCCGGGACAGATCTACCAGCTTCTGACGCGCCTGCGCTTCGGTGATCAGCCCGGCCTGCAGCTCAACCTGGATGCGCTGCTGAGCCAAACCCATTTCGCCCATCGCGCGGTTGTAGGTCTCCTGCATTTTCTGCAGTTCGGCCGTGAGGCGGACCAGCTCCTTGGCACGGTCGACCTCGGCCACACCGGACTGGTTGCCAGCCTCGACCATCTGCCGGCGTGTGACCTCGAGCTCGCGCAAGCTCTTGGCCTGCTGTGCATCGGGACCGCGCCCTTCAAGGTTGGCAATCTGATCCTGCACCTCCAGCAGTTTCTTTGCCGCCTCTACGCGAAGGCGATCGGAGTCCAGCTTCTTGGCGGTGTCCAGCAGTTCCTGCTTGGTCTTTGCCGTTGCATTCTGGAAGTTCCCTTCCTTGATGGCAGCCTCGATCTCTGCCGTCTTGGTGGCCTTCTTGCGGGTTTCATCCAGCGTGCCGACCAACTCGATCTCTTGCTTCAGGCGCTCCAGTTCGCGCAGCGCAGCCGCCTCATCCTTCTGGGCTTCTGACTTGGGACCCTTCGGCTTCTTGGGCAGGCTCTCCAGGTAGCGTGCCCGTGCCTCATTCTCCAGCGCCTTAATCTCGGCATTGCTCTTGCCAGCAGCATTGCCAGCGGCCCGGATCCTCTTGATCTCCTCTTCGAGTTTCTTTTCCTTGCTGAGGTTCTCAAGGCGTAACTGTTCGAACTCCTTAGCCGCCTTGGCCTGGTCGGGATCGATGGGTGCATAGATGCCAGCCATCTGCACCTTCACAGGCGCGTTGGTTCCAGAAGCCGCTCGGATGCGCGCTGCCATCTTGCCGGTCAGGTCAGCAAAGGACGGGAACCCGAAGTTCTTGGCCAGCGTGCTGCCGACCACGCCCATCCCCAGCAGATCGGATAGCCGCGGCAGCTTAGCCAACACGCCCCATTCGCCAGCCAGTTGCACGACCGCGTTGGTGAAGTCGCCCAGCGCGCCCCAGGCGCCGCTGACATCCTTCTTGACATCCCGCCATCCGCGCGCGAGCGCAGGCATCGTCTCATCGCTCTGATCTGCGACCTCATCGAGGCGATCGGAATAGATCTTGATCGCCTCCGCCACTGCCTCCTGCTGGTTGCCCTCTTTGACCAAGGCGCGCACGCGCGCGAGCTGGGCTTCTGTCAGGAAGTTCTCCGACTCGGTGAGCGTAAGTAGACCCTCGACCGGATCCTTCTTCAGAGAGAGGAACTTGGCGACGGTGGTATCGATGGCCTGGCCGGCGGAGGCCTGCATCTTCGCAGCGCTGCGGGCGACGAGCTCGAACTGCTCACCGGTGAAACGACCGGTTTGAGCCACCTTCGTCAGCGCCTCAGCAGCGTTGCCTCGGGAAACGCCTTGAAGGCCGGTGAGCTGATCGCGCCGGGCCTGCAGGTTGGCAGTGCTGGTGGCGGCATAGTTGTTGGTGACGATCAACGCCCGCTGGAAAGCCATCTCTTCGTCGGCCGCCTGTTTCCAGGCCAGCACCAGGCCGCCCACCGCCGCGGCCAGTCCGCCGACCACGGCGATGGTGGGGGTAATAGCGCCAACCAGCGCACGCGCGGCCGGCACCACGCCACCAAAGGAATCCTTCAGCTGGCCGCCCTGCTGGACGGCCACCATCCAGATCGGCATGCCGCTGACGATGCTGGTAGTGATATCGGTGATCTGCGCCGGCAGCTGGCGCATGGCCATCTGGTACTGCCCGGCGGAGATAGCGCCCGGCCCGCGGCCGCGATTGTTGATCTCGGCCAGGTTGACGGCGTTACGCTGGATGTTGATGCCCGCAAGGGCGCGGTTGTACTGCTCGCGGCTGATGCGACCGGCATCCACCGCTGCCTTGAGCTCCTGCTCGTCCCGCTCCAGCTTCTGAAGCTTGGCCGACGCCCCGTCGTACCGGCCCATGACACCTTCCAGGGAGCGTTGACGCTGCTGCTCAGTGCGGCTCAGCGATGCTTCCTGTTTGTCCAGCGTCTTCAGTGCGCTGTTGTAGTCCTCGGTGGTGATCAGCCCGCGGGCCATGACCCGATCGAGCAGAGCCTCGGTGTCAGCCAGTTCGGACATGCTGGCTGCGCCCTGCTGCAGACGAGCATCGAGCTCGGAGATCGAGCGGATCTCATCGGCCACCGTCTTCTGCATGGATGCGCCGGCCGTGCGCACCCGGTCCGCGGCTGAAGCGCCACTGCGGCTGGCTTGGTCCAGCGCGCCGGCCGCCTTGTCGGCACCCTTGGTGACACCCTCCAGACCTGCGCCAGCGGCAGTGCCAGCATCCTTGATCGAGGCCAGCCCCCGCTGCAGCACCGGCAGGCTCTTTTGCGCCTGCTCGATATCCAGGGCGATGCGCATCGCCAGTTCAAGGTTGCGGGTGGCGGCCATTGTTACTTCAGTTCCTTCAGCAAGGTGGTCGCCGGATCACCCCCGGCATAGGCAGCGTTGGTGTCGGTAATGCGCTCCCGCCGTGCTCGCCGTTGTTGGGCTTGGACATGCTCCCAAGCGAGCAGGATCTGGCGCTGCGTCATCCGACCGATGTCGGCAAAGCAGCGCCCGTAGCCGGCACAGATCAGGTCGGTGAAGACGCGTCCGTAGCCGACTGGTTCACCCTTTTGCCGACGGCGTTGCGCAGCAGCCGGCGCAGCAAAAAATTTCCGTTGGCCTGCCACCACAACAGCAGCATTTGCTCGCCATCGGTTTCATTCAGCGTTTCCAGCCAGGCTTCCTGCGCCCGCACCTCGGCCGCGGTATCGGAGCCCTCGCCCGGCGGAGGGGCGATAGCGCAGGCCAGCAGGTGGCGGAATACGTCCGGATGCGAGAGCAGGACATCGGTGACCTGCAGCATCGAAGGCGGCTCGCGCCCTTCAAACAGCGGCTGCAGGTCGGCCAGCAGCGGAGCCGCTGCCGGCAGGATCCGCGCCCCTTCGAAGAAGCCGTACTCGCGCACGATCACCGTCTTGCCGTCGACCTGGCCCTGCTGCTGCGCAGCCAGGATGTCCAGTTCGCCGGCGACTGCCTCCGAATCCGGCGAGCCGGGTTCGGACGGCGGTTGGTCCTGATTGCCGATTCGCGTGGCCATCAGGCGGCATCCACCAGCAGGACGCGGGCGTACAGACCGAAGCGCGGATCGGACTGGCGGACCGGATCGATCTTGGCCTCGCCATTGAGCACGATCTCACCGAAGCTGTCGTTGATCAGCGCCAGAGATTCAGCCGCCGGGAACGAAATGCGGTTCACGTCGGCGCGGACGCGCTGAGTGGTACCGTCGACACTGTTGACCGCGTCGAACAGCGCGTAGTACTCGGACTTGCTGCTCTCGAACACCTTGACCACGCTGTGGGCAGCGTACTCGTAGGTCTTAGCGACCACCGCGGCCTTGGCGGTCAGGAAGGTGATGATGCCGGTGGCCGGGTTGAAGGTGTAGTCGGTGTCGGCCACCAGCGGTGCTGCCGGCGTACCACCCTCCAGCACCAGCGCGCTGATCGCAGCGTACTCCAACGCGACCACGTCGCCGGGCTTGACGGCACCGATGGCCTCGTTGGCGACCGAGCCCGAAGCCAAATCCAGAAGCGTGCCATCGGTGGCCAGGGCCAGATTGTCGGTGTTGATCTGACCCAGCGTCAGCCTCACACCCAGGTTGCGCTCGGTGGTCATGGTAGCGGCGACGCCGCGCACACCCGACCAGCTCTCCTTCTTGGTTTCACGGGTGCTGGACATGGCCAGCTCCAGGACGCTGCTGTCATACACCCAGCGCGCCGGCGCGCGGCTGCCATCGGCATTGCGCAGGCCCAGATACACGCGGCCCTGGAACGAGAAATATTCGGTCTTGGACATGACTTACTTCGCCTCCTGGGCGATGGCAGGAGTCGCCTGGCCGTTGGCCTTGCGCGACGGATTGGGGGAAGAATCGGCGTCGGGAGCGTCGATGAAACCGCGCTCAACCGCCCAGGGCACCAGGTCGGCAGGAAGCTCCGCCGTTTCGCCTTCCGCAATGGGCTTGCTCGCAAGCGTCAGGCCCGCCTTCTTGATCGTGTGCTTCTGAGTGGTCTGGGTAGTCATCGCGGAATCTCGGGTTGAAGAACGGCTTGGGTCTTCCATACGTCGACCCACAGGGCGGTGGCAGCGTCGTAGTCCTCGAGGTTGCCCTCGATGAGCTGGCAGGCACGGCCACCAGGAATGGGCGGCGTCCAGCCCAGCAGCGGCTGACGAACCTTGCCCAGCAGCAGGCGCAGCTCATCGATCACCTGCGCCCCACGCTGCTCGCGGTAGTTGCGGCACACGGTCACTACCGCGAAGTTCACTTCGACCAGTTGCGCCAGGCGCGCCTGCTGGCCGGGAATGGAAGCACCGGTCTTGGTCTCCAGTGGCATCTCCCGGGCCAGCAGCACGTAGCAGCACGGCGCGGGGAAGTCGCGCAGCGCTGTAACGGCGGCGTAGTCGGCGCTGCCCTGCACCTTGCGCAGATCCTTCTCGCTGACGCCCTGGCGGATGCGATCGCGCACCAGGCCAATGTCGAAGGGCTGGGTGCTCACCGGCCGTAGTCCTGCAGGGTTCGATGACTGAACTCTCGCGGTGGTGCACAGACCTCCGGTGCACCGCCGCTGGGCGCAGGCAGCGGGTCATCGGCGCCGAGGCTGAACTTGCCATCGCGCACCAGCTCCAGAAAGCGCAGCGCTTCCTTGTAGTCGCGCACCACCGGATCGGTGCGTTCCTCGGTGTTGACCCGGTCCTTGTGCAGCAGGTAGCGCGCAATCCATCGGGCCCAGGTGGACACGATCCCCGGTACCGGCGCTGGCAGCGGTACCGGATAGGGCTTGGGCTTGCGCATGACCAGGTAGCCGTTGATCACGCCATCGGCATCGTCCAGGGCGCTCTGCACGTGCGCGGCCGCCTCATCGGCGATCGCCACGTCGGCCGGGTCGAATGCGCTGCGATCGCTGCCGAGCAGCGTGGCATCCATCAGCGCATCGTCCACAACCGGATAGCGCTCCGGCGTGGCCACCTGCGCCAGTTCCTGGGCGAGCTTGGCCGCCGACAGCAGTGCGAGCGTGCAGTAGGACATGACGGCCAGTTACTCCGACCCTTCCGGGTCTGCAGGTTCGTCACCGAGGACGCCGGCATCCTGGTAGGCCTGCGCCTCTTCCCACGTCATCTCGATCCACGCCGGCGGCTTGACGACCACGCCCCCGTGCTTGAACGGGCTGAGTACTTCAAAGCATGCAGACAGCCAGAGACCATCAGAAACCAGTGCATTGGGCGAATCGCCTCCACCGGCGGCAACCCCAATGGTGATGTCGGCTTCCGGCGACGGAGCACCCGCGTCGATGGCGGCGTCCTGGTCCGCTGCCGGATGGTCAGCCTGCAGCGGGTCGACGGCAGCATCATCGCCTGCGGAGGCCGCCGACGTGGCGGTCTCCAGCTCACTGTGGCCTTGCTCCGGCACCAAGCCGTCCGTCGCCGGCGGTGCGCCGGCAGTCTTGTCTTCCGTGACGACTGGCACGTCGGCCGGCTGGTCGTCCTGGACGGTCTTGGGTGCGCTGGGCGGCGCAGTGCGGGGCTTGGCCACGACGAGTTCTCCGAATAGGTGTGGTGCCGTGCTCTCCGGCTGTCACGCATGGTTCTGCTGTGCTCCGCACGGCCAGGCCCGCGTTTGCCTGGTGCTGCCGCTCGCTGGGTTGTACGGGTAAGGCGGCAACTGCGCCGACTATCCTTCGCCGACGCCGGTCATCACGCTGCGGGCGCGCCTGCGTTCTGGATCAGATAGCCGGCGACCATGCCACTGAGCACCGGCGTACGGTTGTTATTGACCGGGTGAATCCAGGACTGGCGGTTTTCTTCGCGATAGGCCTGACGCACGTTCGGTTCGCCGGCCATGCTGTAGGTGTAGCCATAGCTCGGTCGCGCGCGGTTGCGACGGTTGCCACCGCTCGGCGGAGCGACGAACGCCAGAATCACGTCCTGGCCCCAGACATCGCCCAGGTCATCGTCCTGACCGCTAGCCACAACCGCCTCACCGATGTGGATGTTCGGGATTTCCCACATCGACGCCAGAATTTCGGTGGTCAGCGCATTGAAGCCGCGATGCTTGAGGTAGTCCTGGATCTTCGGATTGGCCTTGGCCGCTTCGAATGCCGCCGCCGACAGAATCGCGGTGTTCGGCCGCATACCAATGCTCGAACGAATGGCTTCCTTGCCGACGCCAATATCAGCAGTCGGATCACCAGAGGCGCCGCGCCAACGATTGACGCCCACCAGAGCGACCTTGTGTTCGTTGTCGTAGTTGGCCGCGTTGCGAGCAACGTCGGCGCACTCACACTCGTGTTCCAGCTCCATGATGTCCAGGACGATATCCACCGCGTCCTGCGAAGCGTCCAGGCCGGGGCCGTTGGCCGCCTCATTGGCGGTTTCATCCGGAACCACCGCCTCCAGCGCTGCAGGGATGATGGCGTAGGGCTTGCCCTGGTAGCCGAACTGGACGCGCTTGGTGGCTTCGCCCGGCGCGCGCTTAGTGTTGTAGCGACGGAAGCCTTCCTTGCCGAACGTCAAGATCTGACCGCCAAAGGTGGCCACATCAACGCGCGGGAAGAGGAACTGGCCAACGTTGCCGGGGCGGACGTAGCCGAGTGCGTGGGTGGTCAGGATCGGATCGATGATGCGGGCCTGACGGAGAGTCTGCTGGGACATGGAAGGTCTCTCTGCGAGATGGTGAGAACGATGAGCGGCGGCGGTCGCGGCCGGGATCAGCCGGTGGTCGCCGGCGCGTTGGGGATCAGGAGCACTTCGACGCGGTCACCATCTGCCGTGGCAAGCTGCATAGCCTGAGCAACGGCAATGCCGGTAGTGCGAGCAATGAGTTTTCCAGCAGATCCCACCTGCAGGTAGGCACCGTCGGCAAACGCTCCGCCGGCAGTGGCGATGCTGGTACCAACCACATCAACGGGCACCCGGTCGCCTACAAGGCCACTGGTGTTGGTCACACCGAAGACGTTGCCACCAGCGGTGGCGTACTGTCCGTCACGACCGACGACGCGCTCCGCTTCCAGGGCGGCTGCTGCGATGACAGCCAGGGTAAGCAGCGAGATTTTCTGAGTCATGGTTCTGCGCTCCAGCGCGAGCAATGAGTTGAGGAACTGCGTTTTGGATGCAGGTCAGGAAACCGCTTTGACCGCCGTGAGGTAGTCCACTCCCGCGTGGGTACGCTGGTAGTCCAGCGCCTTGTTGTGCAGCGCGAGCCGTGCGGGATCGACCTGGGTGCCAGCCGGTGCAGCGAAGTTGGCCGTGCCCGCCTCTACACCTTCGCCAGCAGACTTCTCGCTGAAGTCCACCGCCTTGGGCAGGCTGGTCAGCAGTTCGCGCAGGACCGACTCGGCCGGCTTGGACACCGTCGTCTCGCCCTCGGCGAAGTTCAGCGGTTCCTTGCCATTGGGCTGGGCCAGCAGCAGCTCCACCACCGCCGGCTGCTGACGGGGCAGCAGCTTGCCTTCCTTCACCAGGCCTTCGGCGAACGCCACCGCGTCTTCGCGTCGGGCCGCCTGCTCACGGGCAGCGAGGGCCTTCTCGCGAGCGTCCAGGGTGGAAGCCTGCTGGTCGAGCTGCTGCTGGCGCTGGGCGTGCTCGGGGTTGTTCTGCTGGGACATGGGGTCGATCTCCGATTTGACCTGTTCACGAGTAGGAGGCGTTGCCGGGATGAGCGCAGGCGCGCCGATGGCGCTGCGCGGGAACTGGGTGAGCAATGGCGACGCAAAGAGGGCCGAGTTGCGCGCACCGTCGTCATCGCGTGTGCTGCTTTCGATCCCGCGGATCTGCCAGTCGGGGATGACCTGATCGGCCGTCTCCAGACCCTGGGTGTCGATCAGCCAGTCGCGGAAGCGGCGGAACAGATCCGTCAGCGTCCAGCCCAGCGGGGCCAGCGACATGGCAAAGCAGGCGGCATCGTCGCCCTCAGCGAACGAGGCCGACTTGAGCCCTTTCACTGCCGGCGGCTGCGCGCCCAGGAAGCCGATGTGGCGCAGGTAGTACTTGCCCGGCGTCGGGTTGCCCGGCGAATCGGGCATGAAGATCGAAGCGCTAATCTTCTTGAAGCGACCATTGTTGGCCAGCTCCGCGAACGCAGGATCGACCTGATGCGGTTCGGCCATCAGGAGGCCGTCCTTGGCCTGAAGTGCTTTGCCCCAGCCATAGGCCGGATCATCGGTCTTGGGGTGGCCCACCACGATGGGCGCTTCATGCAGTGCCGGATCGTAGCTATCGGCGATCTGCTGCACATCCGCTTCGCTGAAGGTCAGCGTGCGGCCGTCTTCGGCAACGTGCGTGCCGGCTTTGAAGATCTGCAGGGTGGCGGCGGGCTGGTTCATGACGCCAGTTTTCCCGCACCGCTGTCTCATGTATTGGGACCGCGGTCCGCAAGAAATGATCACTCTTGCGACATTGCAGGAAGCAGCAGTTAAGACCCCACGCACTCTTGGCCGCGAACACGCCAGAGAGGCGTGTCAGACACCAAGCAGCCCCCGATGACGTCCGAGTGTGGCGGCCCCGGCGTGGAGGCGCGCACAGCGCCTCCTACGCGATGATCACTCGAAGGCGCCGCTCACGTGATCCTGGGCGATATCCAGCAGCTCCTTCTCGTCCTCGCGACTGACACCGAGCCACGGACGAGCAGCGATGGTGTTCGTGTACGAAGGCATTGTGACCGAGCGCTTGTAGCGCGCGTTCCCACGACTGGCTTTGACGAACCGGCTGCCGCCCTTACCCGTCTTCAGGTGGATGTTGGCCGGACGCGCGGCGCGTTGGATGGTGCCGCCGAATTGGTGGATGGCGCCATAGGGTGCATTGGTACCGACCAGGACGGCATCGTTCCCGTCCGTTTGCCATGAAGCCATGTCACCGAGCATGTGGAAATCGAACTTCAGAATCGGAACGCCGGGGCGCTTCTTCTGTTTCCAGCGTTTGTAGCTGGGCTCAAGCGCGCGCCATCGACGTCCAGTCGGGTCCCGCTCCTTTGCGGCCCGCTCGCGCGTGGACCTCAGCAGGTACTCGCCCCAGTCCTTCAAGATCAGTTGGCGCGCCTCGCCCTCCAGCTGCCGCAGCGCATCGGCCAGACCAGGTGTTGCCGAATCAAGGGTGACTTCAAACTGCGCCATCAGATCTCTCCCTGCAGCAGCTGCAGCGTGCCATCGGCAACGCCGCGCTGGAGTTCGGCGGGCATCAGCATCTGCAGCTGGGACTGCACCGTGCTGACGCCCGTTTCCGAGATGGCCACATCGACCACCATGAAGGCAGGACGCCCCACCGCCAGCACATAGCGCAAGCGGCCTGCGGCAGCGTCCAGCAGGATGGCCACCGCATCGAGAAGGCGGATGGGCAGCTCGGCTGCGGCGATGGCCACCGCGCCAGGTCGAGTGATGGGGAGCTGGTCGGCCAACACAGCAAAGGCCGCCGTCGCTGGGCGAACGGCGGCACGCTGCAGCTGCGAAACCAGTCCGGGCGACAGTGCTCCGGCCAGGTAGCGGGCAGCGTGGGCAGCATCGCCATCAATGCTGGTCAGCCAGCTGGCATAGCCGGCCTGCAGCGCATCCCTGGCGCGCGGCCGCGCCAAGGCCTGAGCAGCGCTGGCAGCGGCCGGCGCCGCCGGCAGCCGCGCTCCCGTCTCCAGGGTGTTCTGTAGAGCGGAGGTCAGCTGCCCGGTCAACGATGGCGGGGTGACCGGACCGCCGCGGCCACTGGGCCAGTGGTCGGCCGTTGCACCCGGCGCGTAGCCGAACCCTGGATCGACGCCTGCCGGCGTCAGCACGGTGCGCGGCCCACCGGGACTGCGCTGGCCGACGGTCACCGGCTGCATCACGATCTCGGGAGCCTTGTCGGGACCATCCTTGCCCAACCGGCGCAGGTCGCGCTCGTTGAGCGCATCGACGTAGCACTGGCAGCCCCAGCCGTTGGCTGGATAGTGGTAGCGCCACCACGGATCGTCATGGCGTAGCAGCAGGCCATTCCACGACACGTGCAGCGGCCGGGGGTGCTCGACGGCATCGTTGTGGTTGTAGCGCCAGAACGGTCGCACCTTGATCAGCTGCTGCAGCTGGGACCAGCGACCGGCGTTGTAGCTCTGGCGCAGGTTGGTCTCGTAGATCACCCGCGAGCGCCAGTTCCGGCCGCCGTTGTAGTCCCAGCCATGCGTGGCCACGATCCGGTCGAAGTCCTCCCGGAACTGCTCCAGCGTGCGGCCTTCGGCGATGACCCGATCGATGGATTGCCGGAAGTCCGCCAGCAGCGCGTCCCGATTGGCGCCGGCCACCATGAAGCTGGTGTCGTGCTCGGATTCCCAAACGTCGAGGTAGCTCTCGGTCAGCACGTTCTTCTTGCGACGGAAGAACTCGATCTGCTCCTTGAAGGGCAATTGAGCGTAGGCAACCGCAGCCATTGATCAGTCTCCCGCGCCCTGGATGTCGGTACGGCCAGCCAGCGTCGCGGCCGTCATCGCATCGGCCATCACCGAGGCGTAGTCGTCCAGGGTCATGTTCGGGTGCAGCTCAAACAGCCGGTCGCGCAATTGCTCCAGCGAGTCGACCTCATCAACCAGCTGGCGGATCTGCTCGACCCATCCAGCACCAATGGGCGACAGCCGGCGATCGAGCTGCTGGCCCAGCTCGACAGCAGGATCGGGCGTCTTCGGGGTGCCGTCGGCAAAGGCGGCGGGATAGTGCCTGCGCAGCAAGCTGACCACCGCACCGCCGGCGTCGGCGAACTGGGCGCCATCGATCGCCGTCGGTACCGCAGGCGGATCCTGCGGCGCCTGGACAGGCTCGTAGTTGTCGCCGTAGGTTTGATCCATGTAGACCTGCTTGGGCTTGTAGCCCAGGTCAAGGATCTTCTTGTCACGGCTGGCGGTAGCGTCCAGATCCTCCGGCTCTTCCGTGACGCGATAGACCCGAGGAATGGCCGCGCCAGGGAAGTTCCATTCGGTGAGCCAGCGCGCTGGCCCCTTGTTGAAGGACTCGCACACCAGGTCGGCATCGGAGGTGATGATGTCGCGGCGCACCTCGCGCTGCAGCTGGTCGTTGCCCAACTTTCCTGGCGTACCTTGGGTACTGGCGGTCTGGCCCAGCACCACCTTCTGGATGGTGGCATCCATATAGTCCTGCAGGGCCTTGTAGTCGGCCGTGCCACTACGTCCGGCCTCCAGCAACGCCAGCTCCATTCCCTTGGGCATGATGATGCCGCTGTCGGTCTGGATCGCGCGGGTGGCCTGCAGCAGCTTGGCCTTGTCCACATCGTTTGCTTCGGCGTCGTACTTGCCCACCGCAGTGGGCATGCCGAACTTCTCAAGGAAGATCAGCCAGAACTTGAGCCCGTTGCGCTTGAACAGCACCGGCCAGTACAGCCAGTGCGCCAGGCCCAGGCCATAGGGCTCATCGTCGTGGTCGGCACCGGAGCAGAAGTTCCAGAAATAGGGCGCGTGCGCGGGCACGCCCTCGGTCATCTGGGTCTGGGTGAGCAGGCGCAGGTCACCTTCCTTGCCGTAACGGAAGCGCCGACGGTTACGAACCTTGATGTCCTTCAGGCCGATGCGAGTACCGTCGACCTTGTACAGGATCTCCGCCACGCCATAGCCGTAGAACACGCCGAAGAGCATCTTGCGGGTGACGTTGTCCCAGCCGATGCCATGCAGCTGCTCCTGCAGATACTCTGCCGCCTGGCGGTCGATGCGCTTCTCGCCGCCGGGCTCCACCTGCCATTCGCAGGCCACCACCGAATCCTGGCGAGAGCCGAAGGTGGTCTTCACCTCCGGGTCGGACAGCACCTGTTCGTAGATCTGAAGGTCGTAGCCGCCGCGGTTGCGCAGGACACTGTCAAAGGGCAGCAGCAGTGGCCCGGTGTAACCACGGGTGATGTCGATGCCATCGGCAGTGGTGGCAATCTCGCGGCCGATCTCTGGGCGGGCGGTGGTCATGCATATCCTCCAAAATCATTTCCGCCGCTGACCGTGCCGAAGGCATCATCGGCCACGACGGTGGCCACGCCGTCTGCTCGGCCGTCGCCGATGTAGGCGCGCGCGCCGGCCGCCTGGAACTCGATGGGCACCGAGGTGACGTGGTTGAGTGCGGCAAACTGCATCAGCACGCCGGCGATCGCGCCGTCGCCGTGGCGCACCAGCTCCGGATCCTGCAGGTCCTTTCGCTCCAGACGCGGCACCATCGGGATGCCGTCGACGTACTCCACTGCACGGTGGTCGTCTTCCAGGGACGCGTCCCTGGGCAGGCTGAGGAAGCCGTCTTCGAACAGCGCGATGTACTTGGGCATCCATTCGCCGTACCAGGGGCGCGACAGGGTGACCTCGTGGATTGGGCCACCGATGTAGCGGCCCGTCTCGGTATCGAGCTCAGCCCGGCCGTAGCGGTCGCCGGTGTACTCCATCAAGGTCTGGCCGGGACCAGTGGCATCGCCGGCGAATGACCAGCGACCAGGGAATTCTTCCTTCAGCGCGTCCAGCAGCGCCCACAGGATCTGCTCCTGCTGGCGGGTGGGCGCGTTGGCCATCTCGATCAGGAACGGCACGTCGCGGCGCAGATCCTGCCCGACCTTGGCAGGCTTGATGACCGAGAAGTGACGGTGGCGCGCGAAGTCCATGCCGATTGCCCAGCGCCCGGTGAACCCGGCCACCGCAGCACGGAGCACTGGCAGCAACGTGGTAGCAATCCAGACCGAGCACCAGATCTCGCGCTCCTTCTCAGAGCGCTTGGGGAAGTCATCATCGAAGACCAGGCGCAGCACAGGCCGGACCTCGGGCATGGCCCGATCGATCCAGACCGAAGGGATGGCTGAGCCATCGCCATCGCGCGGGATGACGTCCAGCTCCTCGCGCATGGCGGCCTTGCGCGGGCCGTAGGCCGAGCGGATGGCGGTGTACCACTCCTTTTTGCCCTCGGCGGTGGCCACCTTGCCACGCATGGCGCAGACCCGCTCGTACAGGCCATTGGACACCGCATCATCGAAGCTGATGCGGATGACCCCGGCCTTCTTGCCGTAGCGACCTGCCTGGACGTCCTGTACCAGCTGATTGAACGGGTTCTTCTTGCCACGGTGGGTGGACCACACGCGGATGCGGCCACCCCAGATCAGCAGCGCGGTGGCCGACTCGAGCACCTTGGCCACGTCCTTGTGCAGCGCCGCTTCGTCCAGGTCGACCACGCCCTGCAGGCCGTGGATGTTCTCCGGGCGCGAGGACAGTGCCGTGATACGGAAGCCACTGGCGAAGCGAACTCGGAACGCCTGGATCTGCCGACTGGTGCCGTCGGGCTGCTGGTCCTGGAAGATGTGCTGCTCGATCCGCGAGGCCTGGCCTCGAGCGATGATCGGCGCGAACTTGGCCACGTAGCCAATGAACTCCAGGCCCTTTTCCTTGGTGTCGGCCATATACCACACGTTGTCGCCGCCGGCGTCCTTAGCGGAAGCCGCAGTGATGGTGTCGGCCAAGGCCTGGGCAAAGGTGATGCCGGTACGGCGCCCCTTCTCGCAGACCGCGATATCCAGCCCTTCCTGCATCCGGATCCATTCGGACTGATGGGCCATCAGCACGCCAGCCTTACTGATGTCGAAGTTGGCCGAAATGGCGCGCACGCTCTCGGGCAACTCATCCCAGTCCAGGATGCGCTCGGTATCGGGCAGGGAACCGAGTGCGCTCACTTAGCCGACCCCATGCAGCACTTGGTTCTTCCAGAAATCCACCCCGGCAGCGTCCAGGCCCTGTGCGCGTGCCGCTTCCTCAACCCGGCTGGCAGCGTCGATCAGCGCCTTCTGGCGGATCTCGCCGGCCCATTTCTCGCGCACGATGGAAGAGCGGGTCAGTTCTGCAATGGCCTTAGCCGCCTTGCTGTACAGCGCAATGCGATCGGCTGGGGAAATGCTCTCATCGTCCTGGTCGGCCGCTTCCTGGAACTGCAGCAGCGCTTCGAACAGGTCGGTCTGCAGCAGGCCCAGCAGTGCACTGCCGCGCTCGGCGGCATTATCCGGCGCCTGCTCGGCCACCAGCTTCATGGCCTCGGTGCTGGCACTGATCGAGGCCAGGCGGCGCTTGAGCCGCTTGGCCCGCTCGTTGACGGTGGTCTTGCTGATCTCATAGCCCTGCTCGCCCAGCCATTCGGACAGCGAGATGCTGCCGCCGAAGGCATTGGCGACCAGGCGCCGATCCAGCTCGTCGCGTACCTCGGCCGGCAATAGGTCGATCTTGCTCACGGGAGGCATGGGATCACCAGTACTTCGGTGGGCGCGCGATGCCCGGCCCGCAGTCGATGCTGTACTCGACAATGTCCACTCCGTGGCGCGTCAGCTCAGCCGACCACGGCCCCGAAGGGGATTTGGTGATATCGATCAGGCGACGGGTGTCCAGGTAGTCCAGCTCCCGGCGAACCTCCAGCGCAGTGGCATCGGGATACATGTCCTGGGCGGCGCCGGCCAAGACGGCTTCGCCGATCGGATACGGGCGAGAGCGATCCAGCACCAGCAGCATCAGCCAGCGCAGCTGCTCCCGGCGCAATTTGCCCAGATCCGGGCCCTGATTTCCGTGACTCACGGCGTGTTCCCCTTGCTTTGCATGTTCGTGATCTTCGAGGCCACTGCATCGAGCTTTGCCTCGATGACGCTCTGCCCGCGGGCATAGTCCTCGCGGCGGACGTATTCCTTCGCAACTTCCAGGCGGAAGTCGGTGAGGTGGCTCTCAACCTCGCGCCAGCGCTTGCTGTCGTTAATCAGGATGGCCAACTGCTGATCAGTGCGTTGCTGCAGTTGGTTGACCAGCCAGCGACCGCCGGCGATCAGGCCGCCGAGCAGGGTGATGCCGATGCCGGCGAACCACACCAGGTAGAGCGGCTGCACTTCAACGATCATGGGTTGGCCTCGACGGAAGGGTGCTGTCCGGTGAGGACACCGATGACGCGCTGGCAGGCCCGGACGTGGTTGTCGGCGTCGCGTCCGACTCGAACAAGATCGCCCGCGACCTCTGCTCGTAGTTGGGCGCTCGCATCACGTTCGACGGCGCCAGAGACGGCTTCGGACAAGCGGGCGGTGTGGCAGGTGGCAAGGTCGTTGCGCAGCCTGAGATTGCCAGTACGCACGTCAGCCACAACGGCAGCAGGGACGGACGCGGACGCCTCCCGATCATTTTCATGTTCGTCTCCGATCTGGGCCATCGCCTTGGCCTGGGTGTGCTCGATGCCACGAGCGCTGCGCTCGTCTTCAAGCTGCGATTCAAGCGTGGTCAGACGCTGCTGCGCCGTGGCGTCACGAGCCTGCGCATCCAGGGCATTGCCGCGGTAGAGAAGGGCCGCGGCAATGGCCACCAGCAGGAGCACCAGCAGCAGGGCGGTCGTTACGATCAGTGCGCGAATCATCAGTACCGGCCCTCGCACATCGCGCGCTCAGCCGTGCGGCGGCGTTCAAGTCCTTTGTATGGCCGGCCGCCGGCGTTGGCCCAGTTGCTTAGCTGGGCACATGCAAGATCCCAGCGACCTTGGTTGGCGTAGACGCGGATGCGCGGCTGCTGGCCGTTGCGCAGGGTACACAGGCCGTCTTTGACACCAGCGCCGCCGGGGCCAACGTTGAATGCGAACGACGTCAGGGCAGCTGCCTGGTAGTCCGTCATCGGCACCTTGATGCAGCTCTGCACGGTGTTCCAGGCAACACCAAGGTCCGACTGGAGCAGGCGCTCGCACTCGGCACGGGTGTAGGTGCGCTGTTCGACGTTTGCCGTATGGCCGTAGCAAACCGTCAGTTTGCCGACTACATCGCGGTAGGGCTGGGCCGAGTAGCCCTCAAAGGGCTGTACCAGCCCGAGCAGCAACGCCAGCATGGTCGCCAGCATTCCGCCCGCGATGGGCACTGCCTTGCTGCCGGGTTGCTCTGCTGCCATGCGCCATCTCCAAGGAAAGATGGCCGACGGGCAGACGAGGATGCCCGCCGGCCAGGTGCGCCAAGGCGCGCCAAACCGATGGGCAGAGTTTCAATTCCTATTGGAGCGGAGTCTTGGGACCGCGGTCCGCACAATCACTGGGGAATGTTGGCTGTGCGACCAGGCTTAGAAGGCTAATCGCCTCTTGGCCTATGCGCCTCCCACCAACTATTGGCCGACGCGGCCGGCTGTGCTGCTGGCCTTTCAGATCGAACGGCAGGTGCCGCCTTCGAAGGAGAGGTCGAGGTCATTGGGGGAGTCTCAATCATGCGAACTTCCACATCTCCGCACCGCTTGGCGGCGAAGGCACTTTGCAGCTGAGATCGCCGCTCTATCGATGTCCTCTTGGCTTCATTTCGTTCCATGACATTCCCAATCCCAAAGTCCCCCAGAAAGCTCGCAACGGACATGCCACTGAACTTCGCCTGCTGCTCTACTTGCCGATCAAAGGCGTCAACTTTGGACAGTTCAATCCGAATCTGCTCACAGGAGTAGTTCAGCGTCTCGTAGCCAGTGAGCGGCTGCAACCGGCCATAGCGTTTGGTGGCACAGCCGCTGACGGATGTCACCAGCAATGCCCCAGCAATCGCGACTACTTTCCACTTCATATTCCCCCCCTAGTTGATTTGCTCTTACGCCACATCACTCTGACGAGTCGTGCTTTCTCGTTTTGAGTTCCGGTTTCGATTGAGAAAACGCAGCGCTCGTTTTTTCGAGAGCCACCTTCGCGTCTTCAGGACTGTTCCGATAGTTGCTCAGCAGCATCGCCTCGCGGCTTGTCAACTGCACCCCTTCTCCTGACGTGCCCATGCCGGTGAGAAGCCAGAGCGGCTGAGTGCCGAATAGCAGATTCAATTTAACGAGCAGTTCGACGTCGATTGGACGTGTTCCCGCCTCGTACCGGATGAGCGTGGTTCGCCCGATGCCGAGCAGCTCAGCGAAGTCCTTCTGGCTTCTATCGCCCCGGATCAACCTAAGCCTTTCGCCAGTATCGCGTCGGCTGTCGTTCTCTGATTTTCCGTCAGTCATTTTGTTCCCGGCCGGGTATTGACAAGTGTTCCCGAACGGGAACATCATTACTTCCACTGGCAGCGCCCAAAGCAGCCAACCAATGGAACAAGGATCAAAGGATACACGCGATGAGCGAACCCGCCCCCAGCCTGGATCTTCACCTCAAGGTCCGCACCGCCTTCGTTGGCAAGGGCACCAGTCTCCGCGGCTGGTGCATGGAGAACGGCGTCCCGCCGCAGAACGCCCGAGACGTCCTCATCGGACGCTGGAATGGCCCGAAGGGTCAGGCCCTGCGGCGCCGGCTGCTGAAGGCCGCAGGCCTGAGCGCCTCAGCATGAGCACCGCCGGCCGCCCCCTGGACGAAGTCCCGACCCGCGAACTGGAGCTGTTGCTTGCCTCGGCCCGTGACCAGTACGCCACCGCTGTGAACAACTGGCAGTGCGCCGTCGAATCGGACGAGCCGCTGGCCCACACCCTGCCGCTGGCTGGTGCCGTGGACGCGGCCGATCGCCGCGCCGTTCGCATCCTGAAGGAGCTGGCCCGCCGCCAGCAGGGAGCTGCGGCATGAGCGAGCAAAGCATCTTCGCCCGCCTGCTGTTCGCCTTGGCCGGGCACAGCCGCACCGGCCTGCGCCTGAAACCCATTGCCGACGGCATCGGCGAATCCCCCAGCACCACGCTGCGCAACCTGCAGCGATTGGCCGAGGACGGCCTGGTCGAGCGCTCCCCCTTCGACCAGGACAACTGGCGCCTGTCCCCCCGAATTGTCCAGATCGCCCTGGCCCATCAGGCCGAGGTGGCCCGTGAAGAACGGCAGCTGGACGACTTCAAGAACCGCTACAGCCGTAGCCCCAACTGATGACGAGGATCGAAATGGCAGAGAAGCAATCCACCAAGCGCGGCGCTAGGCCGCTCGCCCAGGTCGAGCCGGTAGGTACGGAGCTGGATGCAGGCAAGCTGGCTGAGCGCAATCAGGAGCTGGTCACCTTGGGCGAGCACCAGAGCGAGGTGGTGGACCAGTTCGGTGACGGCTTGCCGTGGCACCCGGACCACTACGAGAACGCGATCCGCAGCGAACTGCGGCGGGGCTGCGAAGCCTTCCTGCGCGCCGGCCGATATCTGGTCGTGGCGCGCGAATGTGCCGCCCACGGTGAGTGGCAGGGAATGCTTGAACGCTTGAGCATTGAACCAAGGCAGGCGCAACGCATGATGGAGGCCGCCCGACGGGTCGCCGTCCTGCCAAATGCGTCGACGTCGACGCATTTGATGGCAGCAGCGAAAAGCGAGAGCAAGATCATCGAACTGCTCTCCCTGCCCGAGGAACAGTTCGCGGAACTGGCAGAAAAGGGCGAAACGGACGGGCTGTCGCTGGACGACGTTGAATCCATGACGGTGCGGGAACTGCGCGCCGCCATCCGCGACGCTCGCGCCGATCTGGACGCAAAAGATCAGCGCATCAACAAGTTGAGCGAGGATCTGAACAAGGAGTCTGAAAAGACCCTCAAGGCACAGCGCCGCTGGAAGTCCGCCACTCCTGACGAGCAGCTGGTCACCCTCAAACAGTCGGTCACAGAGGCTGAACAGAACGTTTTGGCCGCCATCGGCAGCCCGAACAGCGGCCTGCGTGCCTCGATCCAAGCACTGGCCGACTTCGCCTGCGACAACCACGTCGAGGAAGATGCAGCGCTGTTCCTGAGCGACGTGATCGGCCGCCTCCTCACTTCGGTGCGCATCGCCCGCGACGATGAGGAACTGGCCATCGCGATCCCTGTCACCAACGACGCGGGGATCTGACGTGTCCGAGGTCCTCATCCAGGCTGCGGCCAGCCAGTTGCTGGCGGCGCCGCACGGCAGCAAGGGGCGCATCGCCTCCGCGCTGGCCGAGCAGCTGGGATGCTCGGTCCAGACGGCCTACCGTCACCTGTCGAAGGTGACGGCGGCCCTCAAACCCCGCAAGCGCAGGTCCGATGCGGGCGAACTGTCACTTACCCGTGACGAAGCGGCCTCGATCGCGGCCATCGTCGAGGAAACCCGTCGCCTTACCGGTACCGGTGCGCTGCCGGTCGAGGAGGCCGTGGATGCCTTGCGTGCCAACGGCAGGATCGAGGCAATGCGCGTGGACAAGGCGACGGGCGAGATTGTCCCGCTGAGCACCTCGGCGATCTGTCGCGCCATCCGCCATTACGGCTTCCACCGTGACCAGCTGGCGGCGGCCACACCGGCTGCACGGCTGTCCTCCCCGCATCCCAATCACCTGTGGCAGATCGACGCCTCGGTCAGCCGCCAGTTCTATCTGGCTGATGACGGCACGCGGGTGATGGACAAGCGCGAGTTCTATCGCGGCAAGCCCGGCAACTTCACCAAGATCGCAGAACGCCGCCTGTGGCGCTATGCCATCACCGACCACGCCAGCGGTGCGATCGAGCTGTTCTACGTGCTGGGTGCCGAGAGCAGCGCCAACCTGCTGTCGGCCCTGATCCACGCAATGACACGGCGCGAAATCGGCACGATGCATGGCGTTCCCAAGCTGCTGATGATGGATCCCGGCAGTGCCATGACGGCCACCAGCACCAGCAGCTTCCTGGCGGCCTGCGGCATCGAAACGATCATCAACGAAGTCGGCAATGCACGCGCCAAGGGTCAGGTCGAGAACGCGAATTACCTGATCGAAACCCACTTCGAGGCCCTGCTCAAGCTGCGTGCACCGGTCACCAGTCTGGAGGAAATCAATACCCTGGCCCAGCAGTGGGCACAGGCCTATAACGCCACCCGCATCCACAGCCGCACCGGCTACTCGCGCCGTGATGGGTGGCTGCGCATCACCCAGGACCAGCTGCGCCTGGCACCGGCCGTGGAAGTGCTGCGGCAGCTGGCCACCAGCGCGCCCAAGGCCTGCACCGTACGCGATTGCATGATCCGCTTCCGGGCACAGCAGTACGACGTGCGTGGGGTGCCGGGACTGATCAACGGTCAGCGCGTAGACGTGGTGGTCAATGCTCTGGATCCGGAGGGCAGCGTACGCGTGCTGATGCCGGGCACACAGGACTGCGCGCCTGTGCACTACATCGCACCGCGCATCGGACGCGACGACTGGGGCTTCCTGGACAGCGCTGCCCGGGTTGGCACGGAGTACCGGACCGCTCCGGAGACGCCGGCCGACGCAGCTCGCAAGGAACTGGATCGGCTGGCCATGCAGGTTCACACCGATGCTGAGGCCGCTGTGGCACGCAAGGCCAAGCGCGTGGCCTTCGGGGGGCAGGTGGATCCGATGAAGCACCTGCGCGAAGCCAATGTGACGCCGAGCCTGCCGCGCTCGGGCCGCATCGCCCAGGTCGATGCACCACAGGTGCTGGCGGCCCAGCGCATCGAGCCTGCGCCGATCCGCGCCGAGCTGCCGCCACTGAACCATGTGGAGGCGGCCATGCGCCTGAAACCGCTGGTGGAGGCAGCCGGTTCGGCCTGGTCGCCTGACCACTATGCCCGCACCGCACAGCGCTGGCCGGAAGGGCTGCCGGTGGATCAGGTCGAATCCTGGGCGCAGGCCTTGGCGTCGCCTGAGCGTGGCGGCCTGCGCCTGGTGGAAGGAGGTGCTGCATGACGCTGCGTCTGAAGCGCCTGCTCACCGATGCCGGCATCAAGCAGGGCGTGCTGGCCACAGCCGCCGGCCTGAGCCGACCGGCCCTCAATGCCCTGATCAATCACGGCCAGCTGCCCACCAGCTGCGATCCGGCAGCGGTGCGCGCTGCCATCAGTTCCTGCCTGACCCAGCACGGCGTGACCGACGCCCACTGGCATGAAAAAGAGGGGCCGACGTGCTCCAACACGCCGGCCCCGGTTTCCCCACCGCAAGACACCGATAACGACAACGACATTCACGACGAGGAAGATCCCATGCTACTGCGTTTTCAGGCATTGACCCCACAGGCCAAGCGCCACTTCGGCCTGACCACCAATCCTTTCGCCGATCCGGCCAGCGCCGACGAGGTGTTCCTCTCCCCGGATATCCGCTATGTCCGCGAGAGCATGTACCAGGTGGCCCGTCACGGCGGCTTCGCTGCGGTGATCGGCGAGAGCGGTGCCGGCAAGAGCACGCTGCGCGAAGACCTGGTCGATCGCATCCAGCGCGAGGAGCAGGCGGTCATCGTGATCCAGCCCTACGTGCTGGCCAGCGAAGGCAGTGACGCGGTGGGCAAGACCCTGCGCAGCCACCACATCGCTGAGGCGATCATGGCCGCCGTCGCGCCGCTGGCCAAGCCGAAGAGCAGCCCCGAAGCCCGCTTCCGCCAGTTGCACGAATCGCTGCGTGACAGCGCCCGCGCCGGTCACAGCCACGTTCTGGTGATTGAAGAGGCCCACAGCCTGCCGCTGCCGACCCTGAAGCACCTCAAGCGCTTCCGCGAGCTTAAGGACGGCCTGCGCCCGCTGCTGTCGGTGATCCTGATCGGCCAGCCCGAGCTGGGCGTGAAGCTCTCCGAACACAACCCGGAGGTGCGCGAAGTAGTACAGCGCATTGAAATCATCACGCTGCCGCCGCTGGACAATGAGCTGGGCGCCTACCTGGCCCACCGCTTCAAGCGCGCCCAGGTGTCACTAGACAAGGTGGTGGAACAGAGCGCCATCGACGCGCTGCGCACCAAGCTGGTTCCCTCGCGCGGTGCGGGCTCGCTGCTCTACCCGCTGGCCGTCCAGAACGCGCTCACCGCCGCGATGAACCGCGCCGCTGACCTGGGCGTGCCGACCGTCACCGCCGACGTCGTGCGGGGGGTGTGAGATGGCCATTCGAACTGAAGGCTGGCCGGCGGTAGAAGCAATGGTGAGGACGCCGCAGGGCGACGTGTGGCCGTTCGCCACCCAAGCCATCCTGATTCCCTTCGAAATGCAGGACAAGCCCGAGCCGATCAACGTGGACATCCTGCAGGTAGTGATCGTGCCGCGCGCCAACTGGGAGCGCATCACTGCCCATGTGCCGGCCGAGGTACTGCAGCACGAGGGGGTGGCTCATGGCTAACCGCGCCCCCACCGACGGGCTGCCGTACCTGCGCAGCTTCGCGCATCAGCTGCTGCGCGAGGCAGAACTCCCCGATCGCCAGGTAACGGTGATGCACCGCGACCTGTTCCGCCGTGCCGGCATCGAATGGCGCGACGGCCAAAGCATGGCCTCGCTGCTGGACAGCCTCAACCTGCAGCAGCTGCGAGCGCTGGTCGACCAGCTGCGCGACGGCGATGACGACGAGGAGGAATGATGGCCGTTCCGACTCTCCAGCGTTGCCTTGGCCAGGTGCGCAACCGCAACGGACACAGCGCCCAGCACCCGCAGCGGAAGAAGTCCATCGGGGTGCTGGTGCAGGACTGCCACATGTTTCCAACAGCATCGCGAGTGGGAACCGTCCAGGTGCAGGACCCTGACTCCAGGCGTGAGTACCTGGTCGAGGTATGGATCCACAGCGGCGTGCTGGTGATCTCGCAGAGCACCGACAAGCGCTGGCTACTGGAACTGGACGAGATCCTGGACCTGGCGATCGCCGCCGGCATTGATCGGGGGGCCATCTGATATGCAACTGGCCCTGCTACCGCAAGAGCTGTCCCCACAGACGGTGCTTTTGCAGCTGCAGGGCCGTCGCGGCGCCGTCAACGGCATCACCGCCCGCGACCTGGTGCAGCAGATCACCTCACGTACCAGCACCGCCGACGAGCGCCGCCTGCGCCAGATCATCGAGCAGCTGCGGCGCGAGGGGCACCCGATCTGCGCCCACCCGGCTCACGGTTACCACCTTGCCGCCAGTGCGGCCGAACTGGACCGCGCCTGCACCTTCCTGGTCGGGCGCGCCATGACCTCCCTGGAGCAGGTCAGCGCGATGAAGCGCGTTGCGCTCCCGGATCTGTACGGACAACTCGGGCTGGACAAGCCCGCTACCGACGAGGAATCCAACCATGAACCATGAACGTAACTCCGATGTGCTGTATGCCGCCGCGAACACTGCACGCGAGCTGGAGAACAGCGGCATCGAGATCCTGGGCCTGCACAGCAATGGCCGTCGCGCCGTGCTGATTCTGGACCGCCCTCCCACGATGGTGGGTGGCCACCTCAAGCGCCGCCAGCCCAACGGCAGCGGCGGGCAGGACCGCGTGATGGCCGCCGAGTACCAGGGCGTGCAGCTGGAGTGGACCCAGCGTCCTCCGATGCTGCGGGAGGTGGCTCATGGCTGAGCGCGGCCAGTTCCTGGTGGTCCCTGCTGAGTGGGTGGGTGGCGACACCTTCACCGACTCGGCCAAGGCGATCGAAGACGCCCAGGCCCGCAGCAAGGTCGACGGCAAGCACCGCGCAGTGGTTTGCGTGGTCGCTCGCACCACGCCCAGCCCTGCACCGGTCATCGTGCTGACGCGTACGGAAGCCGGCATCACCCAACCGCAGGTGGTTCAGCCATGAGCGCCATCCCCAGCGTCGCAATGCAGCACGCTATCGCCCTGTCACTGGGTGCCAGCGTGGTCCGTTCTGCGGATCTGATCGATCGGGTGATGGAGCACGGCTTCCACTACCGCGGCTATGTGTCCAACGCGGTCGCCAAGGCGGTGCGATGCGGAATGATCCTGCGCGTCGGCGAAGGGCCGGCCCGCAACTACCGCCTCAACCCCGACTGGAAGATCGACCAGGCGGCGTTGGCGGCCGCGCAGGCGCAGCGTGTGCGTGGTACCCGGCCGGGTATGACAGGGGCGCAGAAGGCCCGATCTGCTGCCGGGGGCTACGAAGGTCCCGCCTTCGACAAAGACCCGCTGACGCCTTCCATCGGCACCGTGTGTCAGTCCCAGGAGGATCTGGAAGGCGAGCTGCCGCCTTACCTCGGTGGTCGCCTGGTCGATTCGCTGCATAACCACTTCGATCGCATCTTCGGCGGGGTGGAGTGATGGCACGCACCGGCCGCCAGCGCTACGACCACCTGCGCGCGATGCGCTTTGCGCTGTGGGCTCGTACTCAGAACCCGCGCCAGCTTACCCCGCAGCGCATTTCCGGCCTGCTCGGCATCTCGCTGGATGCCGCCCGCCGCTGGCGCGCCGACTGGTTCACCGCAACCAGCCCTATCCACGTCGAAGGCGTCCCCGACGTCCTTCGGCCCACTCAACCGTTTGTCACCCCCGCCGCCCAAGGAGGCGCCCAATGACCCCATCCATTCCCGAAGGCTACCGCGAGGACCGTAACGGTCGGCTGGTGCCCGAGGCACAGATCAAGCCGATCGATCTGGCGCGTGACCAGCTGGTGCAGGAGAAGATCCAGCGCGCCCTGCAGCTGCGCGAAGCCCTGCGCACCTTCAAAGCGGATACGTTCGCCGATATCGGCGCGTTCGTGCAGCTCAGCGGCGAGCAGTACGGCGCCAAGATCGGCGGCGACAAGGGCAACGTCAGCCTGTACTCCTACGATGGCCGCTTCAAGATCCTGCGCGCCTGCCAGGACACCATCCAGTTCGATGAGCGCCTGCAGGCCGCCAAGGCCCTCATCGATGAGTGCCTGAACGACTGGACCGAAGGCTCACGCGCCGAGCTGCGCACCCTGGTCAACAGTGCCTTCAAGGTGGGCCAGGACGGCAGCATCAAGACGGCAGAGGTGCTGTCACTGCGCCGGCTGCAGTTCGATGACGCCCGCTGGCAGCGGGCAATGACCGCGATCAGTGATGCGGTGACGGTGGTGGGCAGCAAGACCTACGTGCGCTTCTACGAGCGCGATGCACGGGGTCAGTACCAGCCGATTTCCCTCGACGTGGCGGGGGTCTGACATGCCGCAGCTCCAGCAAACCTGTACCTTCCGGATCGACGGGGTCCGCGGATCTCTGACGGTGCGTGCCTTGGCCCTGGCTGTCTTGATAGCCGACCAGGCGGCACGTGCCAACGTGGAGATCCACGCGCCGTCCATTGAACTGGATGGCGTGCGCGGCTACGACTCGACCTGCGGCTCCGTAAGCGGGCCAGCTCGCGGCAGTGTCCAGTTGGCTTTGCAGTACATCGAGGCCCGAGGCGACGGGTTCCCTTGGCGGCTGAAGCGGCACATTTCGCAGCCGGCCCTGCTGTTCTTCGAAGATCGCACCGACCCCGAGGTGGCCACCACCGGGCCGCGTCATGCCTGCGTCAACTGCGACATGCCCACCGGTGCGCCCGAGTCGCCCATGTGCGGCCCCTGCGCTCAGCAGGCGGTGGGCGCGATGGCGGCCGCGCTGGCTGCCGCCAACCAACGTTTGGATCTGATCCACGAGGTTCAGAAATCCATCTGCGAGGTGCAATTGTGATCGCGTACTGCTGGGCCAATGGCCAGATCGGCTTCGGAACAAACGTGCCGGACGGCGCAATCTTCATTGCCGAAGGGAGCAGCGCGCAGCTGCGCAAGGTGATCAGCGTCGCAGCCAGGCACGGAAAGGGAGTGATGCAGGGGATGCTGCTTGTACCGGGTGTGCCAGAGGCGCAGACGCAGCGGGCAAAGGGTGACGCGCTTGGGGCTTGGCTTGCGTGGTGTTCCCAGCACCCGCGTCGGCTGCGCTGGGGCGCACTGCGCGCCAGCAACCTCAACGCCGACTCAAAGGAGAACCGCCATGTTCATGCGTAACCTGGTGCTGTTCCGCTTTCCGACCAGCACCGACTTCTCCGAAGTCGAATCCGTGCTGCCGTATGGCGTTCTGAAGCCGGTTGGACCGCTGGAAATGAACTCGCGCGGCTTCATTTCCCCCTTCGGCCGCGAGGAGCAGGAGCGCCTGTCGTGCCGACAGGGCGACTTCCTCTGGCTGACGGTGGGTGGCGAGGACAAGATTCTGCCCAGCGCGGTGGTCAACCGTGCGCTGGAGAGTCGTCTTCAGGTCATGGAACAGGAACAGGGGCGTCGACCCGGTGGCCGTGAGCGCAAGCGCATGAAGGACGACATCTTGCACGAGCTGCTGCCCAAGGCCTTCGTCAAGAACAGTCGCCACGACGCGATCCTGGACCTGACCCACGGCTATGTGGCCGTGGATACCTCCAGCCGCAAGGTGGGCGAGGCCTTCGTGTCCGATATCCGTGGCCTGCTGGGCAGCTTCCCGGCAATCCCGCTGAATGCTCAGGTGGCACCGCGCTCGATCCTGACCGGCTGGATCGCTGGCGAGCCGCTGCCGGACGGACTGTCCCTTGGAGAGTCCGCCGAGCTGCGCGATCCGGCCGAGGGTGGCGCCAAGGTGCGCTGCAGCGACCAGGAACTGCGCAGCGACGAGATCGACAAGCACCTGGATGCCGGCAAGCAGGTCACCAAGCTGGCCCTGGTGCTGGAGGACGCGCTGTCCTTCGAGCTGGGCGATGACCTGGTGGTGCGAAAGCTGAAGCTCCTGGACGGCGCGCTCTCCCAGCTCGAGCAGGCCGACGCCGATAGCCATCGCGCCGAGTTCGACGCCCGCTTTGCCCTGCAGAGCGGCGAGATTCGCCGCCTGTTCCTGGTGCTGGAACAGGCCTTCCACCTTTCAACGAACCCGTGAGGCCCGGCATGACCATCAAGCGCTACAAGATCGAACGTGACTGGGGCGAAGGCCAGGTACAGCTTGAGATCGACCACAGCATCCTGACGCCGGAGCTGGCGACGGAAATCAACAAGTTCTGGACCGGTGCCGATGAGCGCCTTGGAGAAGCCGACGGCGACGCGGTACTGGCCGTCATCAAGATGGCTGGTGCCGAGTTCATGGGGTGGGTGCTGGACGTGAACTCCAGCTACTCGACCGAGGGTATGCAGCGTGAGTTCGATCAGCTGGAGGGCTGGCCGTCGCCCCACGGCATCCGCTTGGTCGATTGGGACGACCGGCCCGATCTCGATTCCTGCCTCATGCAGGTCGAGGAAGTGGAGGTGCCTCATGGATGAGACCGTGTACGACGCGGCATGGCGTGCCTATAAGGCCGCACCCCGCGCGCGAGCCAACGGACCGTCTCGGTCGGCCGTGAGGGCGGCGGTCGATGCAGCACTCGCCGTCCGCCGGCTGTTCGATCAGCAGAGCGTGTTGATGCTCCCCGACGATGCCAGGCTCACTCGACTCATTGCGGACAACATCGAGCGAGGCAAACTCGACCATCCAGGCTTCTACCGAAACAGCCAGCTTGCAGAGGTTCTGCGGCGAGTGCTGTCTGCAGCCCTCGCCAGGCAGACCGTGGACCTGGGTTCCGGCATCGAGGCCATAGCCGGCGAGCGCCAGCGCCAGCTACAGGCTGAGGGCTTCACCCGCGAGAAGGACCAGCAGTATCGGCGTGGCGAGCTGGCAAAGGCCGCAACCGCCTACGTGCAGCTGGCCGCGATGGATCTGGAAGCCGGCACCCGTAACCACATCGCATGGCACGGACCGGCCGCCGTGTGGCCGTGGGCGGCGGAGTGGTGGAAGCCGGTCGACGCTCGCCGCGACCTGGTGCGCGCTGGCGCACTGATCGCTGCGCAGATCGACCAAATCGACAGCCAGGAAGGGGCCGCTGATGCGCCGTGATCCGCTGACGAAGAAGTCCCAGATAGCCACCGTCCTGAAGGACGGTGGCCGTATCGTGCCTGGCGCACGCGAAGGGCTGCTGCGGCTGCTGGACCATGCCGGTCAGGAAGTGCCGGCATGGCAGACCGCCCTCCGGGCCGCTCTGGGCGCAAGGAGCAAGGCATGACGCGCATTCGCAAGGCCGGTGATGCCCGCAACCGCGTCCTGGCCGCGATCCACGCCGGCGCCAAGAAGCTCGGCCTCTCCGAGGACGTCTACCGTGACCTGGTTGAGCGCGTCTCCAAGGAGCACGGGGCCGCCCAGCGAAGCGCCGGCAAGTGCGATCGCCGGCAGCTCGATGCGATCGCCAACGAGTTGCGTCGCCTGGGGGGAATTCCCGCCAAGGCGGCGTACGCAGCCAAACGTTGGGCAGGCCGCCCCAAGGGCGACCTATCCCCTCAGCTGTCCAAGATCGAAGCCCTGCTGGCTGATTCGGGGCGTGAGTGGGAATATGCCCATTCGGTGGCCCGCCACATGTTCAAGGTAGGACGCCTGGAATGGTGCAACCCGGATCAGTTGTCCAAAGTGATTGCCGCTCTTCAGATCGATGCCAATCGCCGCGCCCGGCGGGAGGCCCCTTCGGCATGA